ATGGGGTATGGGCTACAGGTTGTAAATGATAATGGCGAGATATCACTTGATTCTGAGTACGCGAGGCTATGTGTATTTCACAAGGGCGGCTACACCTCGGGGGCATTAGTTACATTTCAGAGTGTGGTTGAAACCCAAGAGCCACCCCTTGTCTTTATCAGGCCTCAAAACAATGGATCATTCATCCAGCTCGGGGTTTTGCTTTCGGGGTCGGCCGGTGCTTGGACTGGCGCCACTATCACCTCTGGCCAAGGCCACTCCGGAAGCATTTTTGTTGGCGCATTCTCGTCCAAGCCTTCGGCGACCTACGGGCTTAGAATGTGGGATGCTAGCGGTAAGCAGATATTTGACTCCGGGGTGCAAGCCGCCGTCTTTACTCGAGCCATACAAAATTGGACCTACACACATACGACGTACAGCGGGCAGGGCTTGCCGACGAACTGGTATGCCATACCTTTGAACTATGAACTTGGGGACTACCTCATGGTTAACAACGGCAGGATGCCAATGATGGCGGGGAATAATGAGTCTAGAGGTACTGGATTAATGTTCGACTTTTCTGCGTCACTTTTAAGGTTTAGCGTTACAACAGTGTCCAATCCTTTTTATTTTATGCTTCAAGCAATATTTGGAAAGATCACGGCCTGATAGTCGGCTTGGATCACTGTCTTATAAATTTATGCCGTCTTGCGCGGTTTTCAATATTCGGAGAGACCTATGGCTTCTTGGTTTTCAGAAGGGACTGTGAGCGTGCAGAACGGGAGCCCGACAGTAACGGGCGTCGGCACCAAGTTCTCTAACTGCCGTGCCGGGGATATGTTTGTCGGCCCTGACCAGGGCATCTATCAAGTGATCAACCCTGCAAGCGATACCTCGTTGTCGATCTCCCCGGCATACCGTGGTGCGGCCGTTGGCGGCGCCGGGTACGGGATTGTGCCCGTCAACGGATACCCCAAAGCCCTGGCCGACGCGGTGAACCAAATGGTTCAGCAGTGGGGCGCCACGCTCGCGGGCTTGGGTGATGTGTCCACTCAGGATGTCGTGCCGGTGGCCATGGGCGGTACTGGTGGCAGAAACCAGGCTGAGGGGCGTGCAGGTCTAGGGCTGGGCACTGCGGCGACAGCGGCCGTGACCGTGGGCAATGCGGATACCACACCAGGGCGAGTGCTGAAAAATGGAGACCTTGGCCTTGGTGCAGACTGTGTAGGGATTTCAGATTGGACTGCCGCCTACGATGAACTTGGCGGCGCGCTTATCGCCGGTAATGCGATCTTTCCCGGCGGCACCGGGGAGTCGATCAACGCAACAGGTATCACCTTGAGGCGTTCTGGCCGCGTTGGCGCTCAGATCATGATTTACAACGGTGATAACCAGTTCCTCTTTCGTTCGGCATTCAACGGGTTCCTTCCGTGGGTGCGGATGTACCACACCGGCAACACCACCCGCATGGCCGACAACACACTAAGAGCGATCTGATCATGGCAAGAGCAGCAATTAACGTTACCGGAACGGGTGAAAAGTTCGATTTCGTCTCGCTCGGCGGGGCGGATGTGAACTGTTATCGCAAGGACGTGGGTGTCTACTGCGTCACCGGTACCCAGGGCATGGTCCCATTCCCGCCGATCGATCAGGGCTGGGGCTACGGGCTTCACCCCTCGGACAATCCCGCCGAGGTGAACATCTCGTTTGAGGACGGCCTACTCACGGTCACTGTTACCAAAGAGGGCGAGCCGTACGACTTGAAGGTCATGATCACCCTGCACATCCTGGTGCCGGATCTTCCCCCACAGGAAGAGCTGCCGCCGCCGGCGCTGGATCCTGTGGTGGCTGCACAAACCCAGATCGCGCACTTGCGAGCCGAGGCTGATTACGCAATTGCGCCACTTCAGGACGCCGTCGATATCGACGAAGGGACCGAGGCAGAGCTGGCGACCCTCAAGGCCTGGAAGAAATACCGAGTGGCGCTGAGCCGTGTGCCTGAGCAGGAAGGTTACCCACTCGTCATTGATTGGCCCGCCGCGCCCTAGCGCCGCGCTGCTGTCGACCACACCCGCCATCGAGCGGGTTTATTTTTGCCTGGAGAAAAGCATGACAACTTCCGATAAAGACCGGGACATCCTGGCGCGCACGCTCTGGGGTGAAGCCCGTGGTGAGGGTCTGGCCGGCCAGATCGCCGTGGCCTGGACCATCCGCAACCGAGTATTCGACGGCAAGGCCAAGTCCTGGTGGGGTGAGGGCTACGCCGGCGTGTGCCTGAAGCCATGGCAGTTCAGCTGCTGGAACCGGAGCGACCCGAACTACGCCTACCTCAGCGGTGCGAAGCCAATCCCGGCCGCGCAGTTCGCCCAGGCCCAGCGCGCAGCTGACCAGGTGATGTCCGGCGCGGTACCGGATCCAACCGGCGGGGCCACGCACTACTACGCAACCACGATGCCCAAGGCTCCGGCCTGGGCGGCGAAGGCCAAGCAGACGCTACGCCTCGGGCACCACGTCTTCTTCAAGGATGTGCCGTGATGACGCCCGGCCAGAAACTGGCCGGGCTGGTGGTGCTGATCCTGGTGCTGATGGCCAGCGCCGTCGGCGTCACCTGGCAGGTGCAGGAATGGCGCCTGGGCAAGAGGCTGGCCGAGCAGGCCGGCCAGCACCAGGGACAACTTGCCGAAGTCAGCGCGGCGGCTGCCAAGCAGGTGAGCGCCGAGCAGAACAGGCGCTTGGCCCTGGAGGAGAGGCTGGCCACATCCGATCAACAATACACCCGAGAACTTTCCGATGCTCAACGCAACCAGGCCCGCCTGCTTGACCGCCTTGCTACTACTGATTTGCGGCTGTCAGTCCTTCTCGACGCCACGGATTCAGCCAGTGGCTGCAACGTGCCTGCCGCCCCCGGCGCCGTCGGCGTGGTTCATGCAGCCCGTCGAGCCCAACTTGACCCAGCGCATGCTCAACGAATTGTCGCCATCACCGATGCCGGCGACCAAGGACTGATCGCGCTGCGGGCTTGCCAGGCGTATGTCAGGGCAATTGCTCCTGCTTCCGCTCCTGCAGCAGACGCTGGTTCTCCCTGAACAGGTAGTCGCACTGGCTGGAAACAAGCGACAAGCTGCGCACCTTGGTCCCTAGCACCGTTGTTTCCTCTTGGAGTCTGGCTATTTCTTCGAGCGCCTTCCTGAGCGATTCCTCTGCCTGAGCTTTTCCGGTGGCCAGATCGTCACTCAGTTGGACCAGGCCATGCACATTAGCCCGGGCCTTGCGCAGCTGGTGGTAGAGGGTGCTGATCTCATCTTCCAGCAGAGAGCAGTGGTGCTTGTGCATTTCGAGAGGCGTGGGGCATCCCAGCCACTCGCAGGTGTCTTCATCGATGTTCATGGTTGGTCAATCCGAGTACTGTATGCGTATACAGTAATCGAGGTTTGCAGGTTGTGCGATGTGAGGCGACGAGCTGTAGGGGATTTTGGTTTGGTGTTCGGTCGGCAGGACGCCGGGGAAAGGATAATTGCGGAACAGCTTATAAAATTGCGGAACAGAAAAGATAAAGGCCTGCATGAAGTTCATCAT